CATTTAGAGTGACAGGTTCGCCGGTTTGATTATCAATCACCGTGTCATTCAGCGTGATCATCTCTGCCGTGCTGTCTTCGTAGAGAAGCCGTACAGTCCTGCGAGTGTCATAGACTTTCGGGATTGTTTTAACCAACAGATCACCAGTTGCAGCGATAGCTGTTTCCAATGCCCTAAAGTACTTCACCGTGCCGTTGTCCCCCTTGCTCTGTAGCCTCTCGATAGCCACACCAGACTGGAGACCGGGATTGTCACCCATGTTCGCAGCGAACATCCCAGCGGTCTGACCGATCAACTGTCTCATTGATTCGGAGATCGTCCTGAGACCTGGGTTTACCATTGCACCACCGTTCTGCTGTGGTGGGCCGGGATTCTCTGGGTCAACATTAAAGAACTGTACCGGGTCGCTGTTGGTGTTCAGTGTAGTCAGCGTGTCCTCATGCCCAGCGCCCTGCGTTAGGGTCATCCAATACTTGGCCCTTGGTGCTAGTGCGCCTTCCTCAATCTCACGCGACATCGAATAGTTCAGAACCCTTTGAGGATCAAGTAGCTTCTCGACCACACCCCAGTAGATTGTCTTGTTCTCGGTTATCTTAAAATTACCGTAAACAGGGATCACAGGAACACGGTCAAAGATGGTTTCTTCCTCATCCTCTAGCCAGTCCGTTGCATCGTAGAAGTGCGAACAGACTACATTCTTGTATGCCGTCCTGCGTCTAACCTCAGTAAGACCAACAGCAGCGAGTTCGTCTACCACCTTCTCAAAATCGTCGGTGGCTTCATACACAGCACCGTTGGACATCAGCACCAGTTCCATAGGCTTGCGCTTCACATAGAACAACTGACCGACAACAATGACCTCGGCCTTGTCGTAATAAGCATCGCCCTCGCGGTCATCAGATACTGACGCTTCCGAGCCTTCAGGCCAGCGTGAGGCGTACTCAGCTTTGCTTACCGGATGCAGCAGAAAGGCATACTGTGCGTCTGACTTGTCTTGACGATACGCCGCAGGATCAAACCACACACGATCTATGAAGTTGGGAACCGGCTCAATCACCAGGTCTTGATCGAATGACTCCTCATCGGCGTATTTATGCGAGACCATCCAGCCGTCATATCCGGCGGTTGCCATTCCCCTGCCAGCGTTGATGTAGATTTCTTTCGCTCGGCTCATCGACTCAATGTTGCGAATCAGACCATCCATCACCATTGCGGTCTCTTTGGATGCAGGCCCAGACTGTGGTGACACCTTGATGTCGAAGTCGCTCTGCTCAATTTCAGCAGTCACCTGATCAACAATCGGGTTGACCATATCAAAGGTGTAGCGAGGCTTACCGGCGTTGTTGTTCCACCAGTACGGCTCCCACTGACCGTCCCTTTTATCAACGAAAAGATGAGCCTCACGGGCCTTCTCGCGGTTGTCGTGATCAGCCTGTTGCGCAGCAGTCATCAGATTGATGACGGTCTGGTGACTGTCGTAGTCAGTGTAGTATTCCTCTGACTCAGCCTTGTCCTGCTTGGTTTCGTTGCCAGGTTCTTCTGTCAGATACTCAGCCATTAGGCCCACCCTTTGAATTTTATCTGTTTCACTTCGGCCAGTTTAGGTTTAGGCCGGTACATTGCCATCATCAGCGAGTCTCCCATGTTCGGACTAGGGATTTCATACGGCTTCTTTGCCATCTCAATTTTCGACATAATCTGTATCTTACCAGAATTATTCCGTTTCAATGGAATGCGGCACACTTCAGCCCTTAACTGGTCTAGCTTCTCAATCCCCGACGATAGGGATATCAGCTCATCAGGATTGATGTATTGGCCCTTCGTTACAGCCCTATGAGTAGCCTCGAAACGATCCCTTAAACGCCACCAGTACTGCGCCCTCTTATTGGCGAACGTGTCCCGGTTAGACCTGGCCCTCTGATTCCCCCCGTCCGAATAGGGTGCATCAGGGTCTTCAGCAGCCTCAGAACCTTTGTACATGACGTAATCAACCTTCTTGCCTTCTAGCGCAGCGTCAACCTGTCTTTTCAGGGATACTCCCAGACCGTCACAGTCCCACACAAAGTAGTCAGCCCGATCCTTGATGGCTTGGGCGATAGCCCAGTCCATACCCTCGTTAGAGTCACCTGTGACCTTCTCGGTGACGTTTAGGACTACATTCCCATGTCGGACAGCGTACCCCTTCGAGTCTCCACCTAGATCGGACGGGTCGTGACTTGCAATAATAGCTCCTTCAGCCTTCCAGCCTAGCTTGATGTGCGAATCAATAGCCGACTCAAACCAATCGACAGGGATGATTGTATCCTCAACCTCGTCGTAGAACTCGCCCAACCAGATATGCCGGTACAGAGCGGTCGACAGGTTGGCTTGATCGTATGCCCTCTCTTGCTCAAGCACTGGCGGAAAGAAAGGATTGTCGTTGTAGTTGATCCAAACGATTAGGTGGAGATCGTCTTCGTAGTACCCGTCAGTCCTCAGTTGCCGTTCGAATGGCTTGATGAACCTCTGGCTGAACGGGTCGGCAATCGATCTGGGATTAGCGGAAAACCATATCTCGCTGTCGTCCGTTCTCAAGGTAGGCGTAAGAGCCTTCAGCGAGTCAGCGGAAATCGTCTGAGCCTCCTCTACCCAGAACCTTCGGAAACCGTGCATGGACTTGATGCCTTCAGAATTCCTTGCTAGTCCCCTAAACTTGAAGGCTTCTTGACCCTCATACAGTATCTGGGTGTTTTGTATCTCGAACCCAGCCAGTCCTAGACGATCTATTTCCCCCACTAACAGGGAGTGAACAGAGTCGTCCATTGAAACTTGAAACTCCCTGAAACAAGCAGTCTTGATGCCCTTGGTCTGTGCGTCCATCAGACAGACGTCAGCGAAAGACATCGACTTACCAGACCCCCTACCACCTAATGCGACCTTGAATCGCTTGGGTGTAGTGACAAACGGCTTGAGCTTTTTAGGCAGTTGGAGGCTTGGCATCCACGATCTCAATCGTCCATTTGTTTTGGATCGGCCCACCATCGGCGCCTGTTGACTCTACCCTGTCATGGTAGCCGTGCTTCCCTAATACCAGCTTGGCAATAGAGGCGTTGAAGTCACCACTCAAACCCTTCGATATCAGGATGTTGTGCTGCTTTGCGTTACATTTAGCTAATATATCCGCAAATGCTTCCTTCCCTTCTTCGCCTGCCCACTTGTAAAGGCTTGTTTTTGATACAGAAAGTGCTTCACACAGCCCTAAGTGAGACGGGATTGAATGACTGTAGATTGTGTCATAGTCACCCTCTATGTATTGACGCGCCTTTTCTACCAGGTCGTCCGAGTAACCAGTGGGTCTGCCAGCCATCAGTAGTAAGTCGCTTTTGATTTGCTTGCCTTTGCCTTTTTAGCTACATCCAGAGCAATCGCAACAGCCTGCTTCTGTGGCTTCCCAGACTTCATCTCTGTCTTGATGTTCTTGCTGACTGTCTTCGCACCGTAACCTTTCTTGATTGGCATAAATCCTCCTGTTTCACGTGAAACTAACCATTACTGCTTAATTGTCTCGCCTTATTGTAACTTATTTGCTGGTGTATTATCCAGCTTTCGGCTTCCTTCAACATGGGCTTCATAATGTCGATCTCTAAAGACCTCGGCCATACCCCGAATTTTGCACGATATTGATGTGCTGCCCAGCCATCTGAGTATTTTTTCTGCCTAGAGTATTTCAGGAGCGATGAGTACCACCGCGACTTGTCGTTGTTTGTGGGCTTCTTTTCGAGCTTCGCGAGCATCTGACCGTCTGTAATTAGCTGCTCTCTAATCGGTATCACATAACCACACTGGCACCGGATACCCTGCATCTGCCTCTTACATGCTGGACAAGTCTGAACACGCTTTTCTTTCTCCTCGCGCTCCTTGACCTGCCTAGACTCCTGAAACTGCTGGTCGCCTTTATCTAACTCCTCTGGGACAAGACATTCAGCGAAGCCATGCCTTTTGACGTTGCCAGCGTGATCCAGGTATATAGCTCTTTCCTTGCCTGGCGCTGTCCTGAATATCCTGCCTGCACGCTGCTGGTAGACGATCAGGGACTTTGTGGGGAAGCAATCAATTAGGGTGCGAACGGTGGGAGCGTCATACCCAGTATTGAGCAGCCTGGAGCAGCTTAATACCTGAATGACTCCCTCATCGTGCGCTTTGAAGAGATGCCTTCTTTCTTTCTCG